AAAATAGAAATAGAATATATTAATTATTTAATACTATTATATTATATATAATAAAAAATATATAATATAGGGGGTCTAAAAGTCGTTACATCTGTTACACTTTCTCTGAAACTCTTGTGGGAGTAAGGCTAAAGGGTGTAACAGATAGTTGGCTCAATCTGTTACAATCTGTTACAACTCGTTACACTTTAAAAAGTTTATAGTAGGGTGGTATAATGTATCTGCAGCATTGATGACTGTCTTGATAGCACCTATCCATTTAGTGTGCAGACTTGGGTAGGTGTTTTTTTCCAAATTAAACTGACAACAACTATAAATCTTGATATAACTGGGATAGCTTATTTTCCAAGTTAAATTTATGTAATAAAAAAAGAACAACTGACGATACACAAAATCAGTTGCTCTAAAATAACCAATATTGATTTTTGGGTCTCTATTAGCTAACGGTCTTACCGTTATTTCATAATCCAATTATATCATGCTATAATAAATTTGGGTGATGATAATGAATAATGAATTATACAAATTAATATATGCAATCATAACAATTTTAATAACTTCTGGTTGTTTTGGTTATATTAATTATAATATTCTTGAAAAACTTACTGTAATAGTTGATAGACCAAATAATGAAACTGATAAAAAACAAAAAATTATGATATTTACAGGTGTTAATGTTGGTTTATACTGGATCCTAACAACCGTATTAAATTGTGAAATATCTTTATCAATATTGCTTGTACTATTGTTTGACGTTGTTGGTACGATTTGGATTATTAAACCGTTGATTGAATTGATAAACTCTCTAATCAATAAAATCAGAAATACTTCAGGACAAAGTTACACCGATAATAGGGAAACTAGGGATTACATATTTAATACCAATAAGATACAAACGTTATTTATCTTTGATTTTGACAATAATCTTATAACGTGTGGCTATCTTGATTATCAACAATCTGGTGATAATAATTATTTTGACTTAGCATTAATCCCTTTAGATGCTCCAGAAAATCAATATAGTTTTGAGCAAGTAGTAGAAGAAACATCAAAGCACAAAGATTCTAGAATTTTGGTAGACTTTGAAAAGAAAATCAAAATATATATTCTTAGGTACTAGCTATCTTTCTTAACAGGTTTAGGAGCAGGAGCTGGTCCTTTTCCTCGTTCTGGAATTCGTACAGCTCTATTACCACTGAAAATATGAGTAGGTTTACTATTATTTTTATCTGCCATTTAAAAACTCTCCTTTATTTTTAAAATTTAATATATTGTTTTTATAGTCGTACATGAGTTAAGTGTACGACTTTTTGTTAGTATGTTAATGATTACTATTTTTTAATAACTCAATGATTTGTTCATTTTGTCTGATTAAAATCCAATTTTGTTCTAGAATAGCTGCCAAATAAGAAGGGGTTAGAGATTGAGTAGATCCTTGTAACCCTAAACCTAATAGCATTAATCTATTACCTGCTATTTGAGTTGTAATATCTTCAACTTGTTTATAGATATCTGGAGATAACTTGTTTAGATTTCTTTTAGCTAAATAAGCTAAAGATTTACGTTCATTCTTAGATAACTGATTGATATCTGTTATATTGAACTTTCTCATGGCACTCATTAAATCATTGAAACTATTTTGAATATCTGATGTTGATGACTCTGAAACATCTTTAGGAGTTAGTCCAAGTGCTTCAGCGTGTTTTACACATAAAACATTACCGTCCTTAGTTTTAAATGAATTCGTCATCATTCCTATTTTTTCATTATCTATTAAACACATTCTTGTCATTTTAATTACTCCTTTGAATTTTATTTATCAAGGTGCTGAACTGCATAATTAGCTTCTTCTGGAGTAAATTGTTCGCCAGAATCAGAAGTTAATTGATCGTAGATTGCATCCGGTGACATGTTTTGTTCTTCTTGATAATCTTTAGCTTTTTGCAATGCATTTTTATTCCAATTAGCTTTAATATTGTTAATAGCATAAGTGGCAGCTTCAGGAGAAAATTTTTCACCGTAATCTGATGTAAGTTGATCGTAAATAGCTTTTTTAGACATGTACATTCTATCAGCATATTCTTGACCTTTAATTAAAGCAGAAATATATTCTCTTGGGATTTTCTTAGAGCTGCTTTCAGATGATTTAGCAGCTTTAGATACTTCTTTTGCTATTTTTTTATTTTTGCTTTCTGATGCACTTTTTTCAGACTTCAAACTTGACATACTTTTGGACATGCTTTCTTCAATTTTTCTTTTTTCTGATAATGAAGATTTTTCTGAGATACTGCTTTCTTTTGCCTCTTGATTAGGATCTACTGTTTGCATAAAAGGCGCACATAATCCAGAAATCAAAAACAATCCAGCTAAAGCATATAGAAATTTAGTTCGTTTGTGATTCTTGTTATATCTATATATTAGATACGCTATTGCTAAAGCTCCAACCATTCCTACTACTTTTGATACGATACTTTCCATTTTAAATACTCCTTCGAATTTTTATCGTGATAAGTGATAATTACTCCCAATCCTAATGTTAAAACCGTAATTAATAACATTTTTAATCCATTTTTCTTTAAATAAAACCTATGTAATCCAAACGCTCCAAAAAATATAGCTAGCAAATACGCTAGCCAAATATTTTTGGATTTAATAAAATTTTTCTCTATTAAGTCTTTTACTTTTTTCATATTACTTAAATAAATCCCACAAACTTTTTGATGTACGATGATATACTTTATTGTAAATTTTACGTTTAGGATGTAACCATCCTGCAGTACGAGTTCCATAACCAGGGATTAATTTTTTCTTTAATCTTCTTTTATACTTAGCAGTAGTAGCTGCTTTGAAAGATGTTTTTAACGATGGTTTTCTAATACATCCTCTCATATTAACTACCTCAAAGCTTTCCTGTACCCAGCATTAATTGCATCTTGTTCAGAGTTAAAATATACAGCGTTGGCAGAATTCATATTATATCCGTGTTGACCAGGAACGTGGTAAATATGACTATTAACATTACCTACAATCTTACCAGTATCAGCAGTATTCATATCAGTATTTTGAAAATTACTATCATTCTCGTTATTATCATAATTAGTATCGCTACTTTGATTTTCTTGAGCAGAAGCTAATGACTCTGAACCAGCTTTTGCAATGCTTTCAGATTCACTAGCTCTACTTTGGCTTTCAGCTATAGATGCACTTTCAGATGAAGCTTTGCTTTCGGATTCTTTTCTTTTAGATTCAGAAGCTTTTTTCTTGCTTTCAGCTTTTCTTTTTGATTCCTCTTTAGCCTTTTTTATAGATTCAGCTTTCTTTTTTGATGATTCTTTAGCTTTCTTAGCTTTTAACGAGCTAGATTTATAAGACTCTGAACTAGTTTTAGAACTTGAATTAGAGTTTGAACAAGCACCTAATAAACTCATAAATAGTAGGGTAGTGGTAATGAATTTCATTTTTTTCTTTTTCATATAAGATCTCCTCACTAATTTTATTTGATAATTAAAAATATCAATATTCTAACTTGTAAAATCATAATTAATATAACTCATTTAAATTTTAAATACTCACGAACCTAGCTAATTCTTCTGGTAGACCATAAGATTTAACAAAGTCATATTTATTGAATGATTCGTTTATATCTAAATTATTTAATAATAAGTAAAATGCAAATTTATTAGCTTCTGCTTCAATCTTAGGTATATCATAACCAGACATGAACGCTCTATAAAATGTAGTAGAGTTGTTAGCATGTTTTACAACGTGTCCTAATTCGTGAGCTAAAATAAATTTTCTCGTGTATTCTGGTAATGAATACAGAATACCTATCGTTGTTTCTCCGTCACTTGTAACTTTCATTGCTAGAGTGGATGGTGGCAATAAGTCCGTATTGCAGACAGATACACCTAACTCTTTTAAAATTTGCTCTGGGTCACAAGTACCGTATAGTTCAATTAATGAATTGACGTCATTTTTTAGTGTCACGTAATCACCGCCTAATTCATATCTTTCTTTTTCTTAGCTTTCTTTCTATTAATAGTCATTAATAAATTTAGAGCGGATAAAGTAGCTTCTTTATCTTCATCACTCATAGGTTCTCCGTAAAAATTTATAGAACCTTCGTCATTCAGTCCTTTCATCATTTTTTCAGCTTCAATACCTATATCTATTTTTTCTTGTGGTGATAAGTCGTATTTATCGTTAGACCTGCCAAGCAAGTAATCCGTAGATACTCCAAAATAATCAGCTATTTTTGATAGTTTATCAGCAGAAGGAGCTTGCGTTTTTAGAGAATATAGGTAGTTTTTGCTAAAACCAAGTTCTAAGGATAATTCTTTTAAAGTAATATCTCTTTTCTTTGCAAGTTCCTGGATACGTTCAAGTATTGTCATAATAGCAATATCGTCCTTTCCAAAAAAGCTAGACAAGAAAAAAAGTATAAAATAATTGGATAATTTTGTTGACTATCACATTATTATGGGATATACTATTTCTTGTAAGTTAAGTTGTCAGTTAATAAGCAACGATATGAACATAATTATTTCCGCCAAGATTGATTATGAATCTTATTTGTTGTGCTTATTAACTACGCTTTAATAGTACATTATTGTGGGGTCAGTAGTCAATATTTTTTATAAAAATGTTCTATTTAAAACTTACTTAATAGCTTACTTAATAGGGTGGGTAGGGATTAAGAAAGGAGTGATTAAAGTGCCAGAAACAAAGGCAGGTAGAGATAAGATTGTGGAGTACCTTGAAGAGAATGACATTTCAGTTACATCATTAGCTGTTGCGTACGGTATTAAAAAACAAGACATGTCCGACTTTTTAACTGGGCGAAAGATAACACCTAGAGGAAATCGAGTCATTTTAAAAATCATTTCAGATTTAAGAATTAAATAAGGAGGAACATAATGAATAATTTAGTAATCATGCACGACCAACAAGCAGTAACAACTAGCTTGATTTTGGCAGAAGCATTTGAGAAAGAACATAGAAATGTAATTAGAACGATAGAGACAAAAATAGGAGAGCTCAATTTTGAGCAGTCCTTAAAAATGTTCTCCAAAGGGGAATATACAAACACTCAAAATAAACAACAACCAATGTACTATCTCAATCGTGATGGATTTACGTTTATCGCAATGGGTTTTACAGGGCGTAAGGCAGACGAATTCAAATTAAAGTACATTGACGCATTTAACAAAATGGAAGAACAGATTAGAAATCAATCATTTCAAGCTTTAAATCAATCAACAGATGATTTGAAACGAGCAAACTTATTATATAAGATTGCAAATTTAACTTCTGATGAAGAGTTAAAAGAAGAATCATTGAAATCTAGTTATAAATTAGTAACAGGAAAATCAATTCATCAAAAGAAAACAGATTATCAAAAACTATATGAAGCCGTAACAGAAAGATATGGTGATTCAGTAGAAACTAATCTAAAAGGTGCAATACGTTTTATCAGAGTTTGGAAAGGATGATTATAAATGGATAATTTAGTTTTGTTTTTGTCAATTCTTGCACTTGTTGCTGCAATTCTTGGATTGTTTCAAGGTAGGTGATTAAAAATGTTTATCAATACTAAGAAATTTAAAGATTGTGAAGATGAGATTTTAGAAACTTTCGATAAACATAATTTCAATATTAATCAAGCTAAATACGTATTAGAACACGTTACAGAAAGATTAAATAGTCATGCTTATATTGTGTTTCCTGATTACAAGGAAGGTGATTTAAATGGAAGCATTACAAGTAAACATTAATCAGAATTACTTAAATGATGTTATCAATCAGATTTTCAAAACATCACTTGAAGGTGTAACTTGGGACATCAATGAATTCAGAAAACATTGTTGTTCGAACAAGTCAGCAGAGTGGGTAAGACGTTATGTGATTTTACCATTTGTCGATGAGATTGATTTTGATAAAGGTGGTTGGTGCTTAAATCCACATGGTGGTAAAGGTAAAAAACAAATGATTTTTGCTAAGTCTGCTTGTGAATGGATGGAAGAAAACAAAAGAAGAATTGACTGGAAAGAAAGATTGTGAATGGAACCTATATTAGTAGTTTTGATTGGATGTCTAATTTATGTATCAGTTTTCGTATTATTTAATTGGTTAAAAGATTTATTTATAAAGTAAGGAGTGATAAGTAATGAATAGTACGGGTAAAGGTTTTATTAATTTAAGTTCTTTAGTAGCAATTTTCTTTAGTGGTCTAAGTTTTGGAATGGGTCACTTATATATAGGCTTTGGTTTCGTATTTTGGTTTGTTTTATCGTTAGTGGCTTTAACGGAAATACGCAAAGATGAGGAGGAAATAAAATGATTGGTTTATCAATGTTGGTTGTAGGTATCCTAGTGGGGCTTATGTTAGCTCCAATGGTTGACGGTATAGAAGACGGTACTTTTTGGAATTGGAGCGATGAAGATGGAAGTAATCGGTAAGTTTGTTTGTAACGCTTGTTCTAGAGTTTTTGAAATAAACGGTGTTGGAGAAGTCAATTATTGTCCGTTTTGTGGAAGCTATGAGGTGTATGTAAAAGATGATAGGGATTAAAAATTTTAAAAGTCATGCTAATAAATTGAAGAAGTTAAACAAAAGATCTAACCAATGGACTGAGTATGTGACAGAAGATTCATTTGTGTATGGCTACGGTGGGTGTTTAGTTAAGATTCATAGTAACTTAGATCAAAAAGTCAAAGACGATAAGAAACAAGATTTTGTTGAGAAGTTATTCAAAGAAAATCGAGACAAAAAAGAAACATTTACTTTACCAGTTAAACCGATGAAGCAAATGTTTCAAGTAATCAGTCATCAATGTAAAATCGCAAAAATTAGCTTTAAAGATAACACCATGATTATCAGACCTGATGTTTATGGCGTTTTCGATAATGCTAAATACCATTTCAATAGCTATTATAGCATACCAAATATTGAATTTGCAATTAACACTAAAATGATTGAGAGCTTATTTGTAATGCTGTACAACGAACAAATTACAGACGTTCAAGTTGGATATGATAATTCACTCAAGCCAATATATTTCTCAAACGATGAATTAGAAGTGTTGGCATCACCATATCGTTTGCCAGGTTTTGGTGACGAAAATCATGTAATTGGGAGTATTTGAAAGGGTGTAATAACACTTGACCAAAATTAAATTGTTTAAACATCAAGAAGATATTTTAAAAGAAACAAAAGATATGAATAAAGTAGCTTACTACTTGGATATGGGTCTTGGCAAGACGTTTGTAGGTTCTGAGAAGTTACACCAGTTAAACAAACGAGCTAACTTATTGATTTGCCAGAAGTCATTGATTCCTATGTGGATCAATCACTTCAAAACGTATTATAAGTATCAAGTTTTTGATGGTACTAAATCAACACAATTAAACCAAGTATTAAATAGTTATGGAAAGTTAAGACCATTCATTTTAATTATTAATTACGATTTAGTTTTTAGACGTGATCTCAAATCAGTTTTCAGACATGATTTTACATTGATGTTAGATGAATCTTCCATGATTCAAAACGAAAAAACTAAACGTACTAAATACATTTTAAAAATGCATCCAGACAACATTATTTTACTGTCTGGTACTCCAACATCAGGTAAATATGAACGGTTATGGAGTCAAGCACATTTATTGAGTTGGAATATTACTAAATCTAAATACAACAAGATTTATGTAAATTGGGACACCATGTATTTAGGAATTCAGAAATTTAAAGTCGTTAATAAAGATCATCCGTATAAAAATGTGCAGCGGTTAAAAAGGAAACTTAGAGAACATGGAGCTGTATTCATGAAAACAGAAGATGTTTTTGAGTTGCCAGAACAAAATTTCATACTGATTAAGGTTAAACAATCGAGTAATTATCGAAAATTTTTAAAAGATAAGTACTTAGAATTTGACAATCAAGAATTATTAGGAGATACAGCATTAACTTATCTTTTAGGTTTGAGACAACTTTCTGGTATGTATTCTAAAGAAAAATTAGATCGATTATCAGATTTGATTGATTCAACAGAAGATAGATTGATAATTTTTTACAATTTTGAACGTGAGTTAGATGAGATTGTCAAAATTGTAAAAAACAAAATACGTCCAATATCAATTGTCAATGGTAAGACTAAAAATCTAACCAATTATGAAACTAAGGACGATTCAATTACCTTAATTCAGTATCAAGCTGGATCAATGGGATTAAATTTACAAAAAGCTAATAAAATTGTTTATTTTACTCCACCACAACAATCAGAGTTATATGAGCAATCTAAGAAACGAATACATCGCATTGGACAGGAACGATCATGTTTCTATTACAACTTAATTGTTGAAAAGTCAGTAGAAGAACGAATTTATCGAGCTTTAAAAGAAAGGAGAGATTATACTGATGAACTCTTTAAAAGTGATTTCGATTAATGGAGAAGAGTTTCAAATGACTGAAGATGAGGTTTTAAAAGTCATGACTGAATACATTAAGAAAAAACGAGAATGGACTAGAAAAGTAGATTCATTAATTAAGGCTGGTAAAGGTTCTATGGTTAATGAAATTAAGGTTCCAACAGTAAAAGGACATAGTGTAGGTAAAAATTGGAATATTCAAATAAGGAGTATAGAAGAATGAATGAATTAACAGAATTTGAACAAAGTAACATTGCGTTATTCAAGGATCTAAAGTTATTAGATAACAGCATTAAGGAACTTCAAGACAAACAAAAGAAATACAAAGATGAGTTATTAAAACAAATGGAACAATACAACGTTAAATCAATTGATAATGACTTCGTAAAAGTTACTTATGTTGCTCCAACCCAATCAACCAGTGTTGATTTGAAAACTTTTAAAGAAAAAGAACCAGAAGAATACGATATGTTGTTGAACGATTATCCTAAAGTGACTAATCGCAAGGGTTATGTACGAATTAAGGTGAAGTAATGGCTGGAGAAAAACGATTTGAAAAAAAGGTTGAAAAATATTTAGAGAGTCAAGGAATCTACCAAAACAATACTAAAAAACAAGATAAGACAATCAAAGATAATGGTTGGTTCTTCAAAGTTTGGGGTGGTGGATTTCAATCAGGAGGAATTCCTGATTTAATCTGCAATATTAACGGTTTTTTCTTGAGTATTGAATTAAAAGATATTAGAGGTCAACCTAGTGAATTACAAATTAGAAACACAAAACTAATAAATCAAACTAATGGTATTGGATTAATTCTATATCCACAAGGGTTTGAAAGTTTTAAAAAGATTGTTGAGGTGATGTTAGCTTGCAACTCTCATATTCCAGAGTATCTACATTTGAGCGAAATCCACTTGAATATAAACTCAGGTATCTTGAAAAGTTAGATACATTACCAGATTTTGAACCAACTGATCCATTAATTTTAGGGACTGCGATGCATGAACTAATTCAAAAAAATCAAAATGCAATTCAACAGTATTACATGTCATATCCATTAATTAATGACAAACATATCGAAGAAGCAATCAAGCTTGAGCTGTTATCTAAGAAAGTTTTGGATTTATTACCTGAACGTGGTTTTTATGAAGTAACGCTTAGTAATCAAGATTACATTGGTTTCATTGACATGTTGGTTAAAAACGATGATGGAACGTTTGATATTTATGATTTTAAATATTCAAACTCAATCGATAATTATATGAAGTCAGCTCAACTTCATTTGTACAAATACTACTTTGAACAAACTGGAAGAAAAGTTAAACATCTTAGATATGTTTTCATTCCAAAAATTAGATTAAAGCAAAAGAAAACAGAATCTGAATATCAATTCAGACAACGATTAAAACGAGCAATTAATAAAGATTATCAAATAAAAATTAAAGATGTTGAATATAATCCCAATAAGGTTATTGAATGGTTGACGGCTGCTAAGCATATGTTAGAAGCTACAGAATTTCCTTTAAATGAAGATGATCCATTTTGGAAATATAGCTCTTATCGAGATTATGTTGAGAAAGGATTGACGTACAACATGGTTACATTACCTGAAAATAAACGTAGAACATTAACAGAAGTCACACGTAGAAAGTTATGGATTTATGGTGCTCCATTTACTGGAAAAACTACATTTGCTAATGAATTTCCAGATCCATTAATGCTAAACACTGATGGAAATACAAGTTATGTAGACGCTCCAGTGGTACCAATTAAAGATGAAGTTACAACTACTGGTAGAAGAACAAGTCGTAAATTTGCTTGGCAAGTGTTCAAAGAATACATCGACGAATTGGAAAAGAAAGACAACGATTTTAAGACAATTGTAGTTGATTTAGTAGAAGACTTGTATGAATCTTGTCGTTTATATATGTATGACAAATTAGGTATTGAACATGAATCAGATGATCCATTTAAGGCTTGGGACGAAGTTAGAACTGAATTCTTATCGACTATGAGAAGAGTAACTAACTTAGATTATGAAAATATTGTTCTGATTTCTCATGAAGATTCAACTAAGGATATTTTAAGTCGTGCTGGTGCTAAGTTGACAACCTTTAAACCCAATATTCAAGAAAAAGTAGCAAATAAAATTGCCGGTATGGTTGATTTGGTTTGTCGAGTAGTTGTTGAAGATAACGAACATATTTTAAGTTTTAAAACTACTACAACTCAATTCGGTGGTGGTAGATTGAGCGATTTGTCAGTGGATTCAATTAATTTAAATTATGATGAATTGGTTGATGTTTATAACACATCACTAGCTGATAGTAATAAACCTAAGAAACGCAAACAAACAAAAATTGAAGATATTGACGAAGAAGAAACTCAAAAAGCAGAAATTGAAGATACTGAAGAAAAATCTAAGGAAGAAAAATCAAAGACACGTAGACGTAAAAAACGTGAAGAACCTGTAGAGTCTGAAACTGATGAAGTTGAAAATACAGAAGAAACAGAGCCTGAAGAAGTTGAGGAAAAACCTAAGGAAGAAAAACCAAGAAGACGTCGTCGCAGAACACGACAAGTCGAAGAAGATTAATTTTAGGAGGAAGTTAAAACATGAGTAATTGGACTAAATTTGACAAAGAATTTGATAACGAAGCATTGAGAGATGAAGTTAAAGAAGCAGCAGAAAACGGTGGACGTGGAGATTATCCAGACATTCCAACTGGTGAATATGAAGTTTCGATCGAAAAATTAGAAGCTACATCTTCTAAAAAAGGCGACCCAATGGTTACAGTCTGGTTCAACATTTTAGATGGTGAATATGAAGGATCTAAGATTTTTATGAATCAAGTAATTACTAAAGGTTTCCAAATTCATACAGTAAATGAATTCTTACGTTCATTAGGTACAAAGAATGAAGTTGAGTTTAAAACTTATAGTCAATATGAAAAATTAATTGATGATATCTTCGATGATATTGATACTGACGGATTAGAGTATCTCCTAGATTACGGAGAATACAAAAACAAGCGTGGAAATGTTTATCCAACGTTTAAGATTAAAGAAATTTTTGAAGATTAATCGTTAATTATGTGGTGGGTGGGCTAGGGATAATGCATTTTTCTGTAAACCAGGAATGCTACATTAATTTACTCTCCTAAGGAAAGGTTGACCTATCTGGTTTGATTTTATAACGGTTCGATTCCGTTAAGGTCGATAAGCTGTTAGTAATAACAGTCAAAGTTAAATGAGGTGTTTAACATGTTGATTTTTTATGACTATGAAGTCTTTAAATACGATTGGTTAGTCGTTATTAAAGATCCTGAAACTAAAACCGAAACAGTAATCATTAATGATTCTGAAAAATTAAAGAAGTTTCATCAAGAACATGAAAATTGTATTTGGGTTGGTTACAACAACAATCATTACGATCAATGGATACATAAATCAATATTATGTGATATTAATCCTTACGAAATTTCAGACATGATTATTAACAAAGGCGTACCTGGTTGGAAAGCGTCAAGGTTATTCAGACAAATTAAGATGTTTAACTACGATGTGATGATTCGTGGTGATGGTGGTTTGAAGTCACTTGAAGGGTTTATGGGTTCAAACATTAAAGAATCTGACGTAGATTTCAATATTCAACGTAAGCTGGCCCAAGCAGAAATTGACGAAACTATTAAGTATTGTAGACACGACGTTGAAGAAACAATGGAAGTATTTTTAAATCGTCAAAGTGATTTTAATGCTCAACTTCAATTGTGTAAATTACCTACAAAAAAGATGAATTTATCCTACTTATCTAAGAGTAAAGCTCAAATGGCAGGAATTATTTTAGAAGCACGAAAGAAAGTTTATCATGATGAATTTGATTTAGATTTTCCAGATATTCTAAAAATTGAAAAATACACTCAAGTTTTAGATTTCTATAAAAATCAAGAAAATCGTGATTATTCAAAATCTTTAAAAACTGAAATTGCAGGTGTTCCACATATCTATGCTTGGGGTGGAGTTCATGGAGCTAAACCACAATATTTTGGAGAAGGATATTTTATCAATATGGACGTGACGAGTCTGTATCCAAGTTTAATGATTCAATACGGACTATTATCACGCTCAATCAAAGACCCAAGAAAATTCAAAGAAATCTATGATACACGAGTTAAATATAAGCATGAAGGCAACCCACTTCAAGCACCGTTAAAAATCGTTATTAACTCAACTTATGGAGCGATGAAAGATAAAAATAATCCGTTATATGATCCAAGACAAGCAAATCGAGTATGTATTTACGGACAACTACTATTAACGGATCTGATCGAGAAGTTAGAACCTTATTGTGAAATTACTCAATCAAATACAGATGGTGTTTTGGTTAAGTTAAGAAGTGAAGATGACTTTGATTTAATTGATGATATCGCTTGGGAGTGGGAGAAACGAACACATTTGAGTTTAGAATTTACTGAATTTAAACGTGTTTACCAAAAAGACGTTAATAATTACGTCATGATTGGAACTGATGGACACGTCAAAACTAAAGGTGCTTATGTTAAAAAACTAAATCCATTGGATAATAATTTACCAATTTTAAATACAGCCTTGGTTAATTATTTTGTCAATAACATTCCAGTAGAAGATACCATTAATGATTGTGATGATTTAGAACAATTTCAATTGATCGCTAAGTTATCCAGTAAATATAAGTATTTGTTGTTAAACGGTGAGATTTTAAACGAAAGATGTGTTAGAGCATTTGCTAGCAAAAAAGATACTGATGGTGGATTGTTAAAGGTTCATTGTGTTACTGGTAGACCTGCTAAATTTCCTAACAGTCCTGAGAAATGTTTTATTTTTAACGACAATATAAAAAATGTAAAAGCACCAGAATACCTAGATAAACAATGGTATATAGACATGGCCAAAAAACGATTGAAGCAGTTTGGGGTGAGTTAATTGAAATTGTATCGTGGATACGTTAAATCCAATGAAAAGGGGGCGATTGAGAAATTCAAAGATGTTCCAGATGAAAAATTACGTACGTTGGATAACGTAAAAAAGTTTGATTCTTATGGTGGGATTTTAGCAGAAGATATTATCATGCTTGATGTTGATAGCATCGAAGATTCAGATAAGTTACTAGATATCTTAGATGACCTAGATTATCCTTGCATCGCAAGATTTACAGAACATGGGGTTCACTTCTATTTTAAAAACACTAACAAGAACAAACGTAATGGAACTAAATTGTTATTACCAATAGGATTAGTAGCAGATGTTAAATATGGTTATAATTCAACGTTTGAACCTTTGAAAATCAATGGCGAAGAAAGAAAAATAGCTTTAACTGGAGATGAATTAGGGGAGTTACCTTATTGGTTACGTCCACTAAGTAAACGTAATTCTAAAAAGATAAAAATTGATAATTTACGTTCAGGAGATGGACGAAATGAAACCCTTTATCCATATATTTTAACGCTGCAAAGTGAAGGCTTGTCTAAAGAAGAAATCAAGAAAACATTCAAGTTAATCAACAAATATATTTTTGAAGATCCATTACCTGTAGAAGAGTTAGAAACTATCACTAGAGATGAAGCTTTTAACAAAAAAGTCTTTTATGTTGACGGTAAATTTAGTCCTAATCTGTTTGGGGATTATCTGATTTCAGAACTAAACATTAAACAAATCAACGGTCAATTACATAGTTATGATGACGGTGTATATGTTGCTGGAACTAAAATTATTGAAAGTAAAATGCTTGAAATTCTACCAAGTATTAGGCGTTCTAATCGTCAAGAAGTTCTATCGTACATTGATATTAAAAGTCTTAAAAATTACAGTTCACAAGATGCTAATTTTATAGCATTCAAAAATGGTGTATATAATATCAAAGAAAAAAGATTAGAACCATACACTCCTAATATCATAATTACTAACAAAATTGATTATGATTATGAACCTAGTGCTAAATGTTCTTTGGTTGATGAGATTATGGATAAACTAGCGTGTCATCAACGTGATTTGGTTAATTTGTTGTATGAAATTATTGCATATACATTCTATCGCAGAAATGAACTGGGTAAATTCTTTATTTTAACTGGTTCAGGTGCTAACGGTAAATCAACGTATTTAGACATGATACGAACCCTGTTAGGTAGTAAAAATATCTCATCCTTAGATGTGTCTGAGTTGGATCAACGATTTAAAACCAGTGAATTGGCTGGAAAATTAGCAAATATTGGCGATGATATTTCTGATTCCTACATTAAAGATACATCAATTTTAAAAAAGTTAGTTACTGGTGAAGCTGTTACGGCTGAACGTAAAGGATTAGATCCTTTTATGTTTGAAAATTACTCAAAATTGTTATTTTCTGCCAATTCAATACCAAGACTTGGGAAAGGTTCAGATACCAAAGCATTGAATCGCAGAATGGTTATTGTTCCATTTAATGCTACATTTTCTCCTAAAGATCCAGACTACAAACCATATATTAAATATGATTTAAGACAAGAAAATGCAATTAAATATCTAATTGTTAAATCAATAGAAGCATTGCATCGTATTTTAGAAAATAATGGATTCACTAAATCAGAGTTAGCAGATAGAGAATTAGAAAAATACGAATACGAAAATAATCCAATTTTAGGGTTCTTTGACGATTTAGAAGAAACTGATTATCTAAATCAACCAACTAAAGATGTCTATAAATTATATACAGAATATTGTTTGAGAAATGGTTTAAATTCAGTTTCTAACATTAGTTTTAGTCGTCAAATAACATCACATTTTAACTTAACGAGCAAATCATCGAGAGTTAATGGCAAAGTAATCAGAATTTATATAAAGGAAGAGGAGTAATGGAGGCATTAGATAATGAGTAAAGTTTACATCGTATCAGATAAAAATCAAAAGCGAATGAAGAATCTCATAGATATTAATATTTTGAAAATCAGAAAAGGTCCAACACTATTTATGACACCTTTTAAAACAACAGCTATTCAATTAGCAAAACTTTATAAATATAGTGCTAATTCAGAAGATGTTGTTATTGATGAATATGAACCGCTACGTGATATCTTCATCATCACAAAATCTTGGACTTTAAAGGAGCTAGAAGATGAAGATAGTAAGTAAATTATTATCAGTTTTAATTGGTATTACTACATTTGCAAGCGGAGTAACTTTATTTTTGGAAATAGCTTATTTCTTTGATTTAAAAATATTAGGTATGTTTTTTGCAGAAATTTGTATAATTTTTAGTTTAATTTACACCAAACGTAACCTTGATTTTATGATTTATCAAGATGAATTACGGGAAAAATATAAGACAAGGAGATGCAGAAGATGAATAAAATTTTCGTAGTAACCGGAACCCGATATAGTACAGATGTTGAAATATGGCATACCAGAACTGATCTGTTTCATAACATTATCGGAATTTACTCAACTAAAAAACATGCTGATGAAATAGCAGAACAAATTGGACGAAGTAGAGAATCTAACTATTTTCCAGACTCAATTAAGGTTAAAGAGTATCAATTACACGAAGGAACATATTATTTACAAGATGAACGATAAAGAAAAACTTGATGCAGCGATATTTTTACTCAAAAGCGCTAGAGAACAACTAAAGTTACCTTATTACAAATTTAATACAACTAGATATGTTGATGAAATTAGAGAGGCAAGAAGATTACAAGCTGATGTACTTAGAGAATCAAAAACACTTTTTGAAAGATTGAAGTAATTAACAGATATTACCACATTTGAGTGGTAATTATGCGGGTATACGTTAAAAGGTAGACTGCCAGACTCCCCATTCTGGAAGTGCGGGTTCGAGTCCCGTTATCCGCTTAATATCGATATTAAATTAAAGTTAATGGAGTTGATGATATGGTTAGAAATAAAATGGAAGATTTGAATAATGTTTTGTTTGAACAATTAGAACGTTTGAATGATGATAGCTTAAATCTAGACGAAGAATTAAAACGAGCTAAAGCCATTAGTAATGTGTCAGATAAACTTATTCAGAGTGCTGATTTGCAATTTAGAGTTATGAAATTAAGAGCTGATTTGACTGGAGATGTTAAAACTCCTGAAGTATTGGAGGTTAAAAATGTCAAAAAAATTGAGTCCAAAGATAATTAATTGGTTGGAAGTTAATGTTCCTGGTAAACCTTGGATAGAATCATTTGAATTATTTAAACAAGAATTTCCTGATTTTCCTTGGACTTTAGATAATATGAAAATGGCATGTTATAGACGCAACATTCGTAACGGTATCAGTGGAAAATTTAAAAAAGGTCAAAAACCTTGGAATAAAGGGATGAAAGGTTTAAAATTTCCTGGTTCTGAGAAAGGATGGTTTAAAAAAGGTCAAAAATCAACTACTGAAAAACCATTAGGAAGTGAATATACGTCTGATGGATATGTAATGGTTAAAGTAAAAATGAACGGTCCTAGAGATAAAAGATGGAAATTAAAACATGTATTAATTTGGGAAAAATATAACGGTCCAGTTCCTAAAGATAATGTAGTTACATTCTTAGATGGAAACAAAAGAAATTTTGATATTAATAACCTGGCTTGTATCAGAAAAGGTGTAAATAGTGTTTTAAATAAGAAGAAATTACGTTCAGAAAATAAAGAAATTTTTGAAGCTAGAGTAGCACAAATTGAGCTGGATCAAAAGATAAAAAGGATAACTAAGAATTTAGGAAGTGATTGAGTTGGGTAGGAGAAAGAAAATATTATTCACTGATTATTTCATAAATTTGGTAGATACTTATAAGCTTAATCAAGTCGCAGATAAAACATACGATAAATATTGTTTGTCACATAGACACTTGAAGAAAATTTGTCCCGACTTGTATTTACAAGACATGAACGCAAATGACTATCAACAAATTTTAAATGAGTTTGGTAAGACTCATGAAAAAGCTACTACAGTAGACTTCCATCATCAATTAGCTTGGGCTTTAAAACGTGCTTATAACGTTGACGGATTAACGGACAGAGATGTTACTTATGACGCTCAAATTCCTAAAGGTATCACTAGAAAGAAAAAAGCCAAGTTTATGGAACTTGATGATATGAAGAAGTTAGTAGATACCTTAAAACATTTAAATTCATCTTCAGCTAATTTCTTTTTGATTTTACTGAAAACAGGATTGAGATACGCTGAAATTTTAGGAATAACATTAGAAGATATTGATTTTGAAAATAAAACAATATCTATCAACAAAACCTTAGATTATAAAAATCATGGTGGAGATCGTGATTTTGCAAGAAGATTCAAAACGACTAAAAACAAATATTCAGTTAGAACAATTCCAGTAGATGAAATGGTTTTATATCTATTTCATAGGAACGCTAAAGGTGCTGATAAAGATGAAAGTATTTTTGGTTCAATCAAAGGATTCCAGTATAATTCAACACTTAATAAAAGACTGGAATGGACTTGTAATCTAGCAGGAGTTCCAGTTATGTCTGTTCATGGTTTAAGGCACGAACATGCTACATATCTAGTTAGTCAAGGTATTGATAGTAGAGCTGTTGCTGAAAGATTAGGACACGTTGACGATACGGTAACTAGAGAAGTTTATATTCATAGATTAGAAACAGAAAAGGTTAGAGATAATCAAGAAATCGTAAGGAGTGTTTCTAAAATATGACAGGATTTAGAGAACCAATTCAAGGTAATGTTCCTTATTATTTGGATTTGCAAGTTAAAGAAAGAATTGAAAAGTTGAAAGTTCATGCTGTAGAACGACTTGAATTAATTAGAAAGAAACATCCAGAGTTTGATTTTACTTTCAAAGATCACAAAGGCTTATCTAGCGTAATCAGAATAACTTGTAAAAAATGTGGTCATCAAAGAGAACTGATTTTATCTAATATTACAAGAGATGGTTTTAGCGATGTATGTAAGGTATGTGCTAGGAATGCTAAATATGACAACATGCTAGCTAAAACAAAAGAGTTAATCAAGAAATATCCAGATTGGAAAATCTGTTATCACGACAGAAGATTCGTAAAGATTAAACATAAATGTGGAGATTACACGTTAAGCAGAGGATACAAAACAATGGAAAAGATACTAAGTGAAAAAGAACCAGTATGTTTTGCATGTAAGAAACGTAAAATCAAAGCCTTGAATTTAAAAGTATTAAAAGAAAATTCTCAATACTGGGAAATTCTTGACGAAGGTAAAACTTTTGAAGATGAAATCAAAATTAAATGTAGGAGATGTGGTAAAGAAAGGTATGTTACTCAAGGTAATTTAATTCTTTTAATCACTAGACCTAAATGTAAATGTAGATATGGATTACCAAGTCACTATGATAATGATAGGGTAAAAGCATTAAAAGCACTTAGTTCAAATCCAGAATGGAAACTAATAAATATTGATGATAATAAGCAACAAATGACAGTTAAACATATATGTGGAGAGATTAAAACATATCAAGTTGATTCAATTGTTTATCCTAACGATTTGATATGTGTACCATGTAGACGTGCTAATGGAATGTACAGGGGGTATTAATAAGAATGAAATTTGACGTAAAAACAGTTAATAAGATTTTAGAAATAGATGACGCTTTTAAAGCTCCAACAAAAATGATGGATTTAATGTTAGATCCTAAAAAGCGTGAAGAAACGTTTGAGAAATTTTTAGAAATTGAAACTGACATGAGTTATGAGTGGTTTCAAGAATATTTTGGCGATGAACAGGCTGAAAGAAAATCAAAGAAACAAGATTTTACACCTAGTTCAGTATCTAATCTAGTTGCTCAATTAGTTGGGAAAGATAAGAGTACTTATTACGAACCGGCAGCAGGTACTGGTTCAATGCTAATTGCTAAATGGTGGAATGATAGATTAAAGAATCCATTATACAAGCGCCCAGAAACTGATAATCCACTAATTAAGTTCTTAACATCTCCAACCTTTACCTATGATCCAAGAGCATATTGGTATCAAGCAGAAGAATTATCAAATAGAGCAATTCCATTTTTGATTTTTAACATGTCTATTCGTGGAATGAATGGTTCAATAACTCAATGTGATTGCTTATCAAGGAAAGCTACTAGAGCATTTTTTATCAGAAATGATACACCTAATTATTTAGGATTTTCAGAAGTAATTGAGTTACCTAAGAATCAAGAAGTAGCTGATTTATTGGGGGTTCACTGGGATGAATGAAAATATGAAAAGTATGATAAAGGATTTAAAGAATGAATTTCCTAAAATTTATGATCGTGTAAATCATGGATTGTACATACTGGCAATTGATGAAAACGGCAAGGTTTATGAAGATGAACCAGGTTTTGACGAAAAAATCGTTGAAGAAATCCAAATTATTTACAACGGGAATACAGTTTCTGTTTATCCAAATTACATTTATAAATGTTCAATTAGATTTTTTGTAGTCAGATACGAAGACTTAGATATTATCACTAAAGCTGTTGCGATTGTAGGAAAGCATTTAAGAAAAATTGGTTAGAAAGGAAAGTATAACTATGAACGAAAACTTTTTAAGCATGTTTAAGGAATTAAATAGAAAATATCCAGATGATTATGGCTCTATTGAAGGTCTTAGAATCGATGCCGTAGATCTTAAAGGTAATTACGATGATGACGATAAATTTGATGAAACACTTTTAGATAAGCTGAGAATTTACTACAAAGAACAAATTATAACTATCACAAGATACGATAGGGATAACTGGGAAATTGAAGACTATGCCTATCTCAAATTTGAAGATTTTAGAGAAATCGGAAAGATTTTAAGTATTGTTATGAAACATATAAGCAGAATCGAGTTAGATTGATTTGCAACGATTTGGAGAATTGAGTCAAATGATAAAGATTAATGAAAAAGTATTTAATAAAATTTGTAAGAAAATAGATGAATTAGTAATTAGCAAGAAGCGTAAAGCAATGAAAAACTCAAGCCTTAGTTCGTTATACACGATAAGTGTAATAGTATTTTTAAAAGGTAAGAAAATTAAATTTGAGCGAGTTTCAGTTTTTAATGAGAGTGGTAAATGGCTTCAAATATATTATTTTGATGAAGATAAAAATAAAAAATATAAAGCAAAATTTAGAATAGATGATTCTAATTTTATTGGATATGTTCCTAAAATTGAGATGAAAATATGAATTTAAAAAAGAAAGCAAAAGAAATACAAGGACAAATAACGACATAAATAGTATAGGGTTAGCGTTTGTAAAAGGACGTTAAGTCATAGGCAGTAAAGATGCAAGGGAGCTACAAAACACAAAATTTATTAGAAAAGGTAGGTGAATTTCTCTTTCCCATTATTTTATACCGTAGCAACTAAGCAAATTTATTGCCAAAAATTAGGGTTTATAAAACTTACTTAATCTTTTAAATACACAAGTTACAGACAAATAAATTGAGAGGAGAAAAACCTCCGTAACATGTTCTTCGTACAGTCTGTAACTATCCACCTTGTATCCGCAAGATTTGAGTCGGTCACACGTTTTTGAGAGCGTGGCAAGGCTTTAGCTAGCTAGAAATATAAGAGAAAGGATTGATTAGATGAAATTATATTTAGTTGAATACATTGTTGATAGTGTCGTTAAAAACATGATTGTTAGAGCTAAAAATCACATAGAAGCAGAAACACAAGTTAAGGTGTCTATGATAGCTAATATTCATGATGATAATTTTTAAGGGTGAAAGATAATGAAAGAATTAATTATTAATGGAATGATTATACTGGGAATAACGTTTATGATTTCAAGTTACTTTGTATATTTGATTGAGCATGAAGATAAAGGTAGGCTTTTAGAACTAATAACAAGTGTAGGTTACGTTACTATCACAATAATTGTTTGTATGACAATGCTAATGGTTTTAAGTTGGGTGGTGTAAGTATGAATTTTGATACAGAAGGCGAAATATTATTTAAGGACGGTTTGAAAGTTCATTTTAAATGTTGGAGAGGGCAATGGATCCATACGATTAAATATTTTGATGAAAATAACGAAGAAGTGCCATATAACAAAATATGGGGTAGACGGTATGAATATGATAAACAAAACTGATTTTTACAAATATAAAGGTAAGGTATTTTTTAACGTTGAAGATCCTTTTGGTTACAAACATAGAGAAGTCGAAGTATTAGCTATTTATGAAAATACTGCAGCCGTTCGAGATGTCAAAACTGGTTTAACGTGGACGATTCGTAAGCGTGAATTAGGGTTAAAAGAAACTGGAAAACTCCACAAACATCACGGTCATTTTGATTATCGGAAAACCAAGCGTCAATGGAAAGGTAAGCAAGAACAATTAATCAATACAATTAGAAGTTTATAAGGAGTGGTATTAATGTACAAATCAAGACCAATAACTCAAGTGGTTCATGAAAATATTAACTACATTCTAAACAAAGAGAAACTAACCAAAGAATCTTTATATAAAGAAGTTGGACATCAAAAAATTATTTATAGTTCGGATGCAAATACTTCTATCCAGAAGTTAGAAGAAATAGCCAAGTTCTTAGGGACAAATATTCCAGATTTAGTAACTGACTGGAAAAATGGTTCTTATCCAGACGAACATGAAGAATACGATCGTGGTTACAAAGATGGTAGGAAAGATGTATTAAAGGAATTATATGATAAGGAAGTTAATAAAATCGGATAAAAATTTTGTCAATAAATAATATTGATAGAAAAAATTAATAGATTAACGTGATCGGTAATAGATCAAATCAAACACAAATGATTCTAGTTAATCGTTGAATATAATTTTAAATCACAACGAAATAACATAAATAAAAAATTTTACGTATTTCAAAAATTGTGAAGATTTTGTGAACTTGAAAAATAATCTGTTACATCTGTTACACTTTACTTAAAATATTTTATTTATCAGTTGTTGTAAAATGCAATGAACTTTATAAATCAACATGTAACAGGTTGTAACGAGTTGTAACAGATAAAAAAGGTCATCTGTTACAGCTGTATCCCTTGTGGCTCAAGGGGTTTGGCGATTTTGTAACAGATGTAACGACTTTTAGACCCCCTATATTATATATTTTTTATTATATATAATATAATAGTATTAAATAATTAATATATTCTATTTCTATTTT